TTCCTTATTAAAACAAATAAATGACTTACCCTGATCAGTGGAAATGAATATTCCACCCCCGTCAGTCCCAGCATAAATCACACCGTCTTTTTCCTGAATACAATAGACCCTATCATAGGCAGCTTTTGGGTTGACAGGACTATAAGTAAAAGTTTTTCCTCCATTTAGAGAGATAGAGAAACCATTCGAAGTCCCAATATAAAGATGATCTCTATTTCCAATTATACGGAAAGTACAATTATTTCCTAACCCATCGTGAAATGTGCGATTTACAAATGATTTTCCACCATCTCTTGAAAAAGAAAGACCATCCTCAGTGCATACTATAAGGTCCTTATCTATAGCATGGACATAGCAAGTATTATCACTACCTAATCCATCTTCCATAGTTCGATTAACAAAAGTTTTTCCATCGTCATTAGAAATGGAGAACCCTTCTTCTGTTGCGGCATAGATAATGCTGTTTTTCTTAAAAACTGAATAAACTGAATTACTTCCTAATCCATCATTTTCAGTTCGATTAACAAAAGTTTTTCCTCCATCTGATGATATAGAAAGACCTCCCCATCTGGTTGCAGCATAAACGAATTGATTTACTACAAAAACACCCAATACTTCGTTGCTTCCTAAACCGTCTGTTTCAGTTCGGTTTACAAAAGTTTCACCCCCATTATCAGAAATGGAGAGTCCTCCAGCGGTAGCAGCATAAACAGTATCTCCAACCACAAACACGTCATTTACCCAGTTACTTCCAAGTCCATTTAAAGTGGTTTTAGTTTGAAAAGATAGGGTAGCAAAACCATAAGTAGAATTTAAGAACCACAAGATAAATATAAAAAATTTAAATTTTTTCATAAGGCACTCTACTTTCAATATAAAAATCTTTGCCCATAAAAATATCAGCATCTCGAATAAACTAAATTTTTATAAATATTTCAAGTATAAAATTTATTTTTTTTCAACTTGGCCTCCCTACGTGAAGGATAGACACTCCTTAGAGTACGTTACATATGGATTCTCTATTCTAAGTATATGAAACACTTGAATAAAACTACTAAACGATTTTTCTACTCCATCTCTCCATAATTGCCATGCACCACTTGGGGTCAATTTCACAGATAAAAGCCCTTCGTCCCATTGCCTCACAAGACAATAAAGTTGTCCCTGATCCTCCGAATGGATCAAGAATAATGTCCCCCTCCTTGGTCGAGTTTTTTAATAAGTACTTAATCAATTCCTTGGGCTTCTGTGTGGGATGAATGCGGTCCTTCACCTCAATAGGAAATTCTAACAAAGTAGTTTGCTTGCGGTCACTATACCACGGGCTGGGTGCACCAGGAGCCGCTCCAAAAATAAGTGCTTCATGCTTCCAGTGGTAAGGGGACCTGGACAAAGTAAAATGATGTTTAGCCCAGATGAGATTTTGCCTAATTTTCCATCCCGCATCTCGAATTGAACTGATTCCAAGATCCATAGCATTCGTTCCAATGAAGGAATAAAAAGCAGCACCTCGTTTGCTATAATCAATTGAATTTGAAAATGTTTGAAACAGCATGTCTTTGTAACGTCGCTCAGAAAGAAGATCATTCTTAATGGCTTCCCCTTCTTCACCTTTGTAATCGACGTTGTAAGGTGGGTCAGTAATCACAGCGTCAGCCATCTTTTCATCCATCAGCTTTTCGATGTGTTCTGGGTTCCTGCTATCTCCGCAAAGCAGGCGATGCTTGCCTAATAAAATAACTGAACCTATTTTTACTTTTCGCATAGTGTACTCCTTTATGTTGATGAATTGACTTGATGATGTGGAGGAAGATGAGTAAGAAAAAGCTCCTGTTCTTTTTTTCTACGATTTGAGAGTCCATGGACTGTACGACCACATGAGTGGTCCCATTTTAGAAATTCACGTGCTGTCCCTATTAAATCTCCAGCATTGAGTTTCTTGAGTAAGGTTGAACATGAAAAATGATGAACCCCAATATTGTACGCTAGGCTGACCAAGGCTGAAAACTGAGATTCTTTTAAATCAACGGTAATCATGGCAGCAATCGCATTTTCAATCTCTACTACATCTTGCTTGATCCACTCTTCGGCCTGCTTCTCTGTTACTGTCATGCCAAGATGAATTTCTTTTGTCGTTCCCCATCCAATCGTTGGAATTCCTGCTAAATCTAAATAGGCTTTCGATCTAAAACTCTCAAATGACTTAATGAGGTCTATTGTTTTCTGGCTTCGAATGGGTTGCATCAAATCTATCCTTGTCAATAGCGTCTTGGAACTGATCCATGAGCGCAGGATTGTTTTCAGAATAACGGTTAGATTCTTCGACCTTTTCAGCGGCTGAGTTTAACTTGGCTTGCTCGTCAGCGATGCGTTTGAGTTCAGTTTCTTTGTCATCCTGTTTTGAAAAATAGGCTTTCAACAGGAGTAGCAGAATCTGAAATGCGACAAGAAGGAGAGCTACCATAGGTCGGAGAATTCGTTTGGTGGCTTCGTGCCTAATGGGTTCCACGGTGTGGCCCAAGGTTGTATGTAAACACGATAACCCGTGGTGACTTTTAGGGTCTGATTCTGCTTTGTTTTCCATATCCAATAAAATGCCTCATCGTCTTCATTTTCTATAAGCGATGTGTACTCCTTTCTAACCACCAGCATGAGGATTCGACCTTCAGCAAAGGCGATGCGCTCTATTCCATCAGGACCCAGATAATGCGTCCGAATTGAAATGGAATAAGTACCTCGGTCGGAGAGATCAAATACCTTTTTACCCACAATCTCCGACCAAGGAATTTGAATGAGTGCATCTCCTTTGTGAATAGCCTTTTCTAGTGAGGGTCTACCGTCAGAGAAAAAGACTTTGACGAATGTGCAAGCTTCTTGCTTACAATCAAGTCCTGGTGGAGTGTGGACAATAAGAAATTCATTTCTTGTATTTTGCAACTCGGTTTCTCGACAGACAAGATATCCCGATCCAGCCAGTTGTTGGCCACATCCTGATAAAATGGCAGTGAGATCATTCGCTAAAATGGCACTCTGAGAATCTAAGACTTTCACTGAATGAGAGCAGGAACATCCAAAAAGTACAAATAGGAACGGAATACAGAGTTTCATGAAAAAAAGTCCTTTGAAGTTGAGCAGGCCCATAGGAAACTAGGAAAAACCTATGGGCCTTGTGGCAGAGAAGGGATTACGTTCGTTTTGTTTTATCTGCTATTCGGGCCGCGAGTTCTGATTCAATGATTTTCATTGCATCAGGCTCTGATTTTTTTGCTTCAGATTGCAATAAGTTGTAAATCAGTTTCACGACACCTGAAGCACCCAAAGCTGGTTTGAAAGATAAGACTTCGCTTAGAATCAAGAGTAGAATTAAACTAATCATTCCAAAATTTGCTTTTACAAAGGTAAATAAGTTTGAGGATTCCATAAAATTCTCCTATATAAAATTTGAAATCAGAAACACTTTAAAGAAATTTCAAAATGTACACTAGTGTCTAAAATGACAAAAATTAGACCGGGTGTTGGGATAAGTTAAAGATTCCTAATCTGACATTCAAAAAATCGCCATACATCATTTTATTGAAAAAATAATAAATCTGTCCTTCTGGATTGCTGGCGAGAATGACGGGCGGAACAAAAGTAGCGAAGAGATAATAAGAAGACAATGGAATCTTTTCCTGTCCGTCTTGAAATGCCCATGAAGGGATATGCAACTCAGCACAAAGCTTTGAAAAGAAGCTCTGAGCGGTTGAAAAATCAACAAACGAGGTGCCTTCTTCTAATTTTGAAATTCCTTTGTTTTTAGGTCCAAATACATAAGTCACAAGAGATGTGGGCCTCATGCATAAAACGGTGGCGTTTATTTTCTTAAGAAGAGAAATGGCCTCTGTGCGGGGTAAATCTTTCAAATTCTCAGGGAGCCTGATAGGCATGTAGTCATTCACCATCGCGTGATCAGTTGGTAGAGAACTCGTTGACCTTTTTTCTAAAATATCATTGGATTACAAAATAACAGAAAGATCCTTAAATTGAGAACTCGATGTATCCAGAGGAAAGTTTAAAGCGTAATTAAATCCAGCATCTTGTGCATAGTTTTCTTGATTCTCTAAAAGAAGTGGATTTTTCAGAGCAATATCCAGATACAGAGTGAATGATTTTACTTCGTTAGGCTTGATGATCAGCTGAGGAATAGGAACAGGATTTCCACTATAATCTGCAACCTCTCCTAAGTCGAAGCCTGAGCCAGCGATGATATTTTGAATGGAGGTAGCAAGCTGATCAAGTCGTTCTGAAAGCGTTTGCGTTTTTTCAATCGGGGTACAAACTTCGTCTTGAAGGGCATTGAACCAGTCATAGTTCATTGTGTCATCAGGTGTGATTTTTTTTGAATCAGGATTGAGTCGGATCATGTGGGCCTCCTGACGAACCTAAACTCCGACAAAACAAGCCTGGTGACTGACAAAAACTCAAAGGTGCTTGAAGTGATAGAAATGTAGCCTGAAGGGGAAATGCTCATAAAAAACTGACTGGGATCTTGATGCTGATTGTTATCAGCTGAAGGGAGTAAAATCAGACCCAGTTGATCCGAGCTTAAGATCGGATGAGGCATCCCAACTTCCCACACCTGATGAGCAGAAAACCAAGTTCCAATCTTATCTTCATAAGTGAGTTGTACCCGTTGACTTTGTATTAAATCAAATGTTGGTATAAAAGGGTCTCCCGCATTGGAATCTTTTTTAGATTGCTCAAAATAAGAAATACGAAAGGTGACAGCCCAATTATGAAGCGGATCGAGTTGAAAATTGTCAATCAATCGAGTGATTCGCTGATTGTTCCAGAGTTCCACCGGATCCACTCTGGGAGTGGGGAAAAAATCCATGGTCCATTTTCTGGGTGATTCTAGCGCAAGTTGAGAGATCGCATCATAGAGTTGATGATGGAGCTGATGAGGGTGATCTTCGGGTTGATCTCTTTTCAATGGAGATCCTCCCATGAAATCAATGACGTTGCAAATTTCCTCCTGCATCTGTTCATAAAGAGCATATTTCCTGGGGTCTGACGGGTTCATATTTTTTAAAACGGTCTGATCTAGGGTAAACATCAGGAAGACCTTAAATAACGGAAGTGAGATAAAGTGAGCGATCCTTGGTGCAAATCTCCGTCAAGAGTAGACGTTTGATACTGAAGTTTCCCAGCAGCTGAGATGGATAAAAAATGTGGACCTGGAAGCACCTTGACTACTGCGGCAGGATCAGGTTGAATCGGAGGAGGAATATTCGTAGAAGGGTTGAGAGGTGGCATGGGATGTGTGGGGGCTTGAAGATCGACTTTGATAATTGCAGGATCATATTGAGTAAAAAGTGACCATTCAGATGTGAATGAACTAAATACAGCCACATGCGAAGTCATGAAAGTCATATCAGCTTTCGTTGTATGTCTGACGGAAAGAGCATTGAAATAAACGGCTTTCATCAGTGACTTATCAAACGCTTCAAAAGTTAAATCCGTTGGAGTTTTAATCGCGTTATCAATAGAAAAACTCACCGGATCTACGCCGTAACTGTAAATATCTAAAATAGCCTTGAGGAGTTGGGTTGGGTCGTTTGCATCTAGTTTTGTATGGTTGCGACTTGTAATGACGTTTGCAATTTCCTCTTGAACAGAGTTGAGCCAATCGGCTGTCACCCTGGTAGGACGGGTATTCGTTACTGGATCGCCGTTTTGAAAACGACCGTCTTTGGTTCCATAATCTTTTTCAGATATTCGAAGCATTGATATTCTCCTGATATAAAAAGTTGACGGCAATATAAGCTGGGAGAAGTTTTTTAACATCTAATTCAAATGGAAGATTCCACCACGACTGGAGCGAACTTCCACAAGGATCTCCAGCACTCAAGTAGTGAATGGATTCAATTCTTTTGTAGACAGAAATCATATCTTTCACAATGGGCTCAAGGCCAGCATCTTCTTCGGTTGGATCATCGATTGAAAAGTGGGTGTAGCCTAATGCCTTCAGTCTTTCTTCGATGTACTGCCTGCTTAAATTTCCTTGTCTACTTAAGATGGATAAAATAGCCTGGATTTGTGAGTCTTTCGATTTGAGTAAGCTTTGGTTTAAACCTAGATACTTCATAAAACGAGATGGATCTTGATCATAGGAAAGAATGTTTGGAATATTTAAGACGACCTCTAAATTTCGGTCCAGTTCATCAGACAAGGCAAGCAGCAAACGATGAAAAGCACTGTGAGGCGTCACTTCCCAGAAAGCACCTTGAGGAAGTAGATTTTTTAAGACTGAGAATAACTGCATTTAAGTCCTCCAAATACTCCAATTTGATTTGGGCTAATCAGAATGTCACTTTCAGGTGAAACTATTTTAAAATGATCGTGTTTAAGAATTTGTGAGACAAGCTGCGTGATGTGAATCAATGGAATGCGATTTCCTGGAGATACCTTTTTAAGGAAGTAATTTTTTAACGCTTTTTCAAGCTTTGTTTCCACGTCTTTTTGATCTAGGATCATGATCTCAATGAAAATCTTGATTTCAATGAAAATAGGAACTGGATCTAATTTCTGCACAAAAACCCGAGTCCCTAAAGGTTTTTTCGTTTTCAAACTTGCTTCAACGGATTGTCTCAAATCATCCGTTGGGAGGGGGTAATCTGCATCGATCGTGAGAAAAGAAAGGAAGATTGAAAAGGATTTAGGATCAGGAGTCACCCAAACATTGCCCACTCCTGAAATAGACTGCGCCCAATGAATGTAATCTGCCTCACTTCCGCCTTGTCCTGGGTGCCTGAGTCGCTTCAGTAATCTTACTCGAAGCTGGTCGTCATTTTCTTCTTCAAATCCACCGATAATTTCCAGCACTAGGGCATCTCGTTTCACTTCTGAAATGGAAGTGATCAGTTTTAAAATCGAGTTTGATTTTAAATTTCCAGCAGGCCCTGCTGCTGATGCAGTGACCACTACATGGACAAAACCCTGATCATTGATCGTGACGTCATTTTTAATGGAATAGGTTTCACCTTCTTGTGTGGATAAGAGTGCGTCTTTTTGGATGAGTTTTCCAGAGGTTCCCTCGATTCGGATAGTTCCCTGGGCTTGAGTTTTTCCATTCCGGATCATTCCAAAGAGTCCTGCTAATCGATCTAAATGAATCCCTGTTGCCGTATCGATAAACCACTGAGTGAGCCAGTATTCAACGCTTCCATAGAGTAGAAACACGGATCCAGCCATTGCGGAAGCAAGAGCAGAAAGGATGCTTGCCTTTTTAATGGGAAGCCCAATGCCTAAGCGACTGGCGATGTCGGATTGAATTCTGGTGATCAAAGTTTGTAAAGAAGGCTTAGAAAATTCCATCGATCCCCCGATTTAGGTTAATGGAGAAGTTGTAATTTTTCTTTTTCGTGACCACTCCGATAAAAAGAAGAATGGTACCTTTTGAAAGTTCACCATCTGTTTTTAGCTCCGTAATGACATCCTCGTCTAAAAGCCAAGATAAAGATTCATAGGAGTATTGGATCGCATCTTCTAAACTTTCTTCATTCAAAGGCTGGTTGGCTAAAGTCCAAAGTCTTGAGCCTAGAGGCTGAGCTTGTGGATCTAAAGAGTCTGCCCAATACCCACGGTGGGATACTTCATAGGCTGGGATTTCTTCCACTCTTTGATCTGAAAAAAGGCTCATAGCAATTGCGTTTTTAATCCAGTTTTCTTCACTGAGTTCTTCTTTCAGCCAGATGTCATGATAAAAAAGTAAAGCCGTTAAGTCTTGCATAGGGTCACGCCTTAAAGGAAGAAAGCTTTGATTTGACCGATGCGATGTCAAAGCCTGGAACGCTGATCGTGCAATTGCCTCCAGGATAATTTCCACCAGGAGGAGCCAGTGCACTGAGTTGAGATAATTTTTCCACTTGAACCGTTAAATCTAAAAGAACACTGATGAGTTCATTTTCCTTGTTTCTAATTTCAAGCTTACCCCCATTTTTTAAAGTAATGGATGAACCCTCCTCATTATACTGAGCGGATTCACCTTCATCGAGTTGGACTGGGCACCCTTTGGGTGAGTTTGAGGACAGAGCAAATCCAGTGCTTCTTTCTCCAGAAGGGAATAAAAGTAAAGTCTCAGAATTTTTAGGTGGGTGAGAGGCAAATCCATAATGCTGGAGATAACGAATATTCTCCTGTGTATCGCCTTCCCCAAGACTCACCTGAACGCCTGACTCACTCAATTTATGCATCATTCCTCTTTGAATGAGGTTTGAAATCCGAGAGCGGATCGGTTTCAAAAGTTTTTCAAGGGCTTGAAATAACGAGTAATCCATTTATTTAGGTCCTTCTGGGGTTTGCAAAGCTTTTCTAAAATTGATTTCTTTGGCTTCCAAGGTGGGGTCAATATCTGCGCTGTGGGCGGATTCACATTGTAAGTTTGTTTTTGTTCCACTGGAATCTAAAGTGAAATGAACTGAGGTAATGAGGTATTTTCCAGACACATGGATTCCAGGAAAAGATAAAGATACCAGTTGATTGATGTCCCAGAGCTTGCCTAGGCTATCTTTCCAAGAGGTCAGAGTGATGTCCACCTGATTAGACTTAGCCCGCCTGACTCGCGCTTCCCAAGCTAGGCGGTCTTTTGCGACTTGCTCCCTAATCTCTCCATCTTGAGAGATAAGAATCGGTCGGTAACGTTTAATACTAGAATCAACGACGGGAGGAATTTTAAACCTGAGATTTTCTTCCTTCCCCTCGGTGGGTCCATAGTTAAGCCCACGGGTGACGTACTTGCTAAAACGATTTTTAAAATCTTCAGTCTGTTCGCAGCTTAAAACACCACTTTTTTCATGAATAAAGATTGAAACTTGATTCGTCCTGGGCCTGGTTGCAACCAGGTTTCCTTTTCCATCTGACAGGAGTAAAAAACCACGCAAGGAAGCTGCTCGCGAGAGATTATCAAATACGGATTCTTCTTGGATGGACCAGGAGGGAAACACAGAGCCTGTATTTTTTGGATGAATGAATGGAATCCCAAAGGGTTTGAGTAACTCATCCGCAATCGTCTCAAGCGGAACAGGGTTCCAAACTCTGGACTGCCTTAAACTACTGCAATCCACAATATCTGCTGTTTGATCCCGTCCTGAAACATCTAAAATATGCTGAGAATGATCTAACTTTTGCCTGACACAATCAATAAATCCTGTAATGACTGTTTCACTGCCTATTTTTAATGTGCAGCTTTCTCCTGGATACAGAGCAAAATCAAGAGGCATCTGCTCCCAGACAGGAGAAAGAGTTAAATCAAAAGCTCCTGCTGCGGTGTAAATGGATCTGTGAATATCCACCCTGCTCCAGCCCTGATGCAAGACACCTCCGACAAGGAGTTTTACCTGATCTTTTGAAGCTTCAAGACTAGCAATCATACCACCTCCAAGAAGGTGCCTCTGATGATGAAGCAAGGGTTTAGGTCAGGGTTCATCTGAGTGAGTTGTATGGATTTTGAAACATCCCCGTAAAGCTCATAGGCAAGTAGTAAAATATTTGTACATCCCTGGGGATGAATGATTTTTACATTCCTTTGTTCATCTTGTTTTTGAAGTGTGAAATAGGTTTCCGATCTGACGTTTTGGATGATTTCAAAAAAAGAATCTGATTGATCTAAACATAAATCACAGGATGATAGGAATAGCGTTTTTATTTTTTCCCTTGCCTTTGTATTCAAAATATCATTTCTTGTTGCAACTTCACTCATATAAATTAACATTACCGTGGCTAATGTTTCAGAAGTAGAGTGAAGTTCTGTACGCTCGAGCGATGGATTTATCGATTCAAAAAGAGGTGTAAGAGATGAGCTAAGAATATTCATCAGAGTTAATGAATCCAGAGGTGATTCAATGAGTACACCTAACGCACCGATGAAGGCATTTAAATAATTTCCAGGTTCAGATAAGATGTCACGACCTACGTTTTTTAACCCTGCTAAAGAAGTGAGTACATCCCCTAAACTTTCTCTCACAGCTATAAATGGAGCAAGATTCTCTTCAAGTTGTTCTGATAAGGAATCTAAAGTATCGGCGGCCCCTGACAGAACTCCTGATGCACCCAATGCTATGGATTGAGACGTATGCAGTACGTTTTCCAAGAAAGATTGAGTTTTTTGCGCCTGATCGGCAATAGAGAGTGCTGTGATTTGAGGCAATTCTCCTGCCTCAGTCAAGGTCATGGAAAACCAAACCACTCCCCACTCTCGGTTAGTTTCATTTCTGCGGTAACTCGTGCATCTGACTTTTTTATTCTTTCCAATATAAGGATGATCTAGGGTTCCGACACCTGCTTGCTCTAAAGCATCTTGGAGCTTTTCTGCCTCTTGCTTATAAAGAGCGCCACCTACAAAACCTTGGATTTGCCATTGTTTGGCCTTTTTGCCTAAATCCTCAGTGGCTGGAATTTCAGAATAGGGGAATTCATGAGTCACAATCCTACGTCCACCGGATGTTTCATCATCCTCAATGTAAAAAGAAACTCCGTTATACTTGGCCTTTTTGATTCTTCTTTTTCGTGGAATCATGCGCTTTCTCCCACGGATGAATAACCAGCAAAGAGATTGACCCATGAAGTCCCACGTGGCTCGTCTATTCTTGCGCCTTTTGGCAAGTTTTCAAACCGGACGGTCACTTCAGCTGGGGTAGGATTGTCTTTTAAACGAGTTACAGGTTTATTGTAATTAGGAATTAAATTCTTTTTTTCATAATTAGTTTCATTCTGTTTGATCGATTCTTGGCCTACTTTGAATTGAGAGAAAACCTTTGAAAATTGTAGTTTTTTTGGATTCATGAACTGTGAAATAGAATCAATTGTTCCATGAATGAGTTTTTTTATGTCTTCTAAATTACTTTTGAACTCCAGCTTAAAGCTTTTAAAAACCTCTTTGATCTTGCTCCAGTTTTTATAAATAACCACACCTAAAGTGACAAAGGCTCCCACAATCATTGCAATCGAAGCAACGAGTAAACCCATTGGAGACGTGAGAGCAACTACAGCCGCTTCAACCACTGAAAAAGCCACTTCCACGCCTGACCACACCATTTTAAGCTTAGCTCCAATCCCACAAAGAGCTTGAATCGGTTTTAAGACTTGCCATGCTTTATAGAATTTAACTCCAATGGTGAGGCCCATTGTTAAGAAAGCAAAATTAGCAATTCCAAGGGTGTTTGACAAAAGAGTAAGCCCTTTAACAAGCCCATTGATCCACCAGAGTGCAGAACTCATTTCTCGTGGAATGCCTTCACCGATATCTTTAAAAAGAGTTCGAAGTGACTGCCCATGCTCTTTGATCCAGTTTGAAATACCTTCTAATCCTTTAGAAATTCCAGGAAGAATTTCAATGGATGCTAGACGTTTGAGCTTATCCAGACTTGTATTGAACTGCGTCGTTGCTTGTAAATATTTTTCTGTTGCCTGATCTGATTCCTTGTAATCTTCACCTTGAAATTGGGATGCTTTTTCATGAAAACCCTTCCTTCCGAGTGATGCTAAAGGTAAAAGATCTGCGTTTCCAAGAAAATCATTCATGAATTGAACTTTGGTCACTTGAGGAAGGTGAGAGGTCTTGAGCTTTTCGAAAAACTCTCCTAAGATCAACTCAGGGGAACGTTGCCGTTTGTGCTCATCTAAAAGAGAAATGGGAGTCCCCTGGTGGATAGAGTTCAGCGCTGCAATCGATTGAGCAGGAGCGGTATTCCCCACTTTAAACTGAAACGCCATATCGTTGATCCGACTGAAGGCAGAGTCAATCGCACCCTGGGCTACCCCTGTACTTTCCGCTGCAAGTCTGTAAGACCTGAGTTGATCGGGTGTAGTGTTTAGCTGAGTGGCCGCATGCTTGAGTTCAATATTAGACCTAGATACATCAGTGAATAGGCGATTTGAGGCAAAAGACAGGCCTCCAATGACAACGCCCGAAGTGGCAAGCACTGAAAAAACATCTTTTGCAGCACTTCCCAAGAGTCTAAAACCAGTCACAGCACGTTTTGTTCCTAGTTCTACATCAGTTATAAAACGCTTCATTTCAGAAGATTTTGTAATGCCTGAGATCTCAGCACCTAGGTCTTTTGCTGCCTGAGTGAAGTGACGAGGTGGAGTGGCAAGAGCAAGATTCTGGCCTAACGCTTTCACGGACGAGCTTTGCTTAGAGATGTTGCTTGTGACTCGGTTAATGGTTTTCGTCACCTCGTCAATGGCTCGAATGGTGACTGCTACTGAAAAGTTTGTTGGCATAATTCAGCGTTTTCACTCCAGAATGAAAAATCTTCCTCTGTAAATTCCCATAAAGATTCAGGTTGAAAATGAAAAAGATAGGCAAAAAGCCCTAGTTTGCCGCTCCAATCTTTAGGAAAGGTAGAAAAAAATTTTCGATCACCTCTATCACCTGAAACGTATCTTCTGCTGAAAGCTCATCCATCACACTGGGCGGGGTTCCTGTTAAAGTGCCTGCTAATTGGATGTGAAAATTCATGTTCGTATTAGCAAGGGGCAAAAGCCTAATGTGTTTTGCCTTAACCGGTTGAAATACAAGCTCAGTAATCAGTTCTGATCCATTTTGAATCGGGGCTTTAAGTTCTATTCTTTTTATCATAAAAATTTCCTTTTGTGTTTGTACGGTTATTTGAGTTCTTCTGCGGATCTTCCCTCAAGCCTAAAAGCAATGGTGGCCTCTTCCGTCTGGGTCTCTCCGGTGCCTGCAAACCAGCAATTTCGTAAAATGACTGTCTTTCCATTGGCAAGCTCAAGCGTGGCTGTGCCATCATCGAGCGTGCAAAGAGTTTTTAAATCCAAATCATGGCTGTCATAAATCTCCCCTTCAATGAAGGGCACTTGAGCAGTCGATTTGTATCCAATGGAGGATCCAGCAGCATCCAGCAAGGCCTCATTCTTAGGAGCTCCCAAATTATATTTAAAGGAGCCTCCCTTGGCTGAATACAAGGTCCCGTTAATTTTTAAATGAATAATGCCAGATCTTCGATTCACATAAGCCATAATGTCCTCAAATCAGAAATGAAATTTTTGCACCCATCACATTCAGCTGAGAGATGAGCCTGGGAGATATAAAGAAATCGAGTCTTCCCCGATCCTTTGTATTTCTCTCCACAATAAGATCACTTTTAAACTGATCAAAATTTTCAACCAGCCCGTCCTCTTCCCAGCTTAAAAATAATGCTACAGCCTCACATTGAGCCGTTTTTGGTGTGAGAATTGCGGATCCTGGATGAACGATAGCCGAATCATCCGCCAGCTTGTGCCTGGGGTACTTGGCTGAAAAATAGTTCACAAAACTAAAGCGCAAATAAGAAAGTGTGAGTAAAGTATTGAGTGATAAATAACTCTGATCTGTTGTTGAATTAATATTAGAATAAGTTGTAATCAGCCTTTCAATCCTGGGGTTGCCATTAAAATCAACATTGTACGTGCTAAAGCCTGCATCCAGCAATCTTGCTCGTGCTGCTCTTTCATAACGACTTCCATCCTCATCAGGTAGGCATCCATAAATAGGCAAAGTATTAAAAGGCCTGGCAGGGTCCACTTGTCCCTCATTAGCTACCACTGCGGATAAAGCTGCTGCCCACACAAAAGAAGGGGTAGGACTATTTTTTCCAGTGGCTAAAAAAGTCATGTGCTTGGAATGCTGAAGGGGTGTTTGCTTTGAGTCAGTTAAAACCACATCATCACCACCTAAAGCTGCAATCATTTGGCCTTCGAGTTGTCTTGATGCTAAGAACCGTTCCGTCAAATCCTGATCTAAAACATGAAGAGACTCTTGATCGGTGTAGGGATTGACGATGATATGAAACTGTTTGTCTGCAATTTTTTTAATACATTCTTCAAGATTTACATCTCCCATGCCAGCTTCAGCTTGAGTATGTTCAACCTTGAGCTTGAGTCCTGCTGCGGGTTGTTTTGAAAACCCTAACTCCGCTCTGACATCAATATTTCCAGCCATGACTCCCTTATTTTTAGCTGTCAAAGTGAGAGCTGACTCGTGAGCCTCTGCTTTGAGTGGACAAGAAGAGTCTTTGGTAATTTTATCAGCTAAATCTGAAAAGAATTTGGTTGTCTCTTTGGTGACGATGGCCTCAAACTTTTTGCCTGCAATAAAAAGGGGTAAACTCCCATTGCTCACGTAAGCACCCTCCAGTGTAATACCCCACTGAGCGGCGGTTGAACCTTTTGGATCATCTAGAGAGATTACGTAAGTTTTTGCCGTAGGAGTGTTTGAGAAATAGCCTTTAGCCATGAGATGAAGCATCGAGCCGTAGCCAAATAAATCGCTGACATCTTTCTCATTGCGAATTAAGGTAGGAGTCAGGGAAGGACCTACAGCTGTATCCAGCTTTTGTCCGATCAATAATACATTGTAAGCCTGAGATCCTCCTGGCGTGATGGCTTTGCTATTATCAAAATCAACATAAATAAATGGAATTCTGCTTTCTGGAATCATACGTTTCTTTCTTTGAATTGAACAAAAGCTTGGGTGAAATCATCAAGCCTGCTTGTTTGATGCGGGATGGAAAAATAAATCACTTCGTACACCATCCTAGCCATGCCTTGTTCTTGTTCGCTTTCTCTGACGTAATAGGTTTCTGTGCTTTTCAAAACACATTGATCAATCAGGTTATGAAAACTTTCATCAAAGTGAAGTAACTCTTCAATCTTTGCCGTGATCGAATCAATCAAGTCATCGGAGTTTTCATCCTCAAAATCTAATGCCAAAATCTCAATAGAAAGCTCGGCTGTTTTTTTGAGTTCCAGTGGACTTTTGGCAAAAGGCTCGCTGTGCTCCTTCTCAATCGATACGTTCACCACCCTGCATTCCCCACTGGCAATCGGAATTCTTCTGGAATGGTAAACTTGGGTGTCCTCCAAGCTTCTATCCAAAAGATCTACAATATAATCCCGAATCAGCTTACGGCGGTTCACAGCTTTTCTCCTTTTTTCAGGACAAGCTTCGTTTGTCCTTCCCCGTTGGGTTGAATCTCAACCACGCGGTAAAGCTCGCCTCTGATTTTTAAGCGATCTCCTACTTTTGCAGGACACGCCTTGCTTGACACTTCAAAGACCGGAGCGCTTGAGGAAACAACAGTATCGATTGATCCTTCACGAATGAGCTGGTATTCCTTCGTAAACACGCCAGAAAGAAGGAAGGATTGACCTTCTTTCTGGCAAAATTCTGCCTTCTCACCTAGACAGGAAGCACAAGCATCAAAAAGCAGTTCGGAATAGGGATGAAAGCTCAAACGGAGACTCCATTCAGCCTGCATAAAATCGTATCGCCTGCTGTGGCTTCTGCTGCAAGTCCAACAAGTTTGAGCGTGGGAGGAGTAGGAACAGCTGCGCCATTGGCATCTACCTTTTCCCAGACTGTCAGGTATTTATCTTTATTGGTCGTATCCCAATAAAGTTTCGCTCCAATTTTGACATCACTGGCATCTTTTTTAAGCCTCCATACGCCCGTGACAAAAAGTTCCCCTGACTGTCCTGGTATCAGAGTATTTGAAACCACACCAAAGGCACTTCCTAGAAGATAGGGTTGACCTGAAACGACAGCCTCTGTTGCTAAAAATGGAATCGACTGACCACTGTAGGAATAATTTTGCATTTTACTTTTCGCCTTTCATTTTTTTGAACATGAACCAGCTTCGATATTCTAAAAATCCAAACCCAAAAAAGTGATTAATGCGCCACTCAACACCTGAGCTAGAAAATCCATCCCGACTAATAATTATTGGAGATTCCATTCCGTTTAAGTAAGCCACCTCACAGATATCAATCCGATCCATGTCGCCCACGACGTACCACGCAGTTTTAGAGAATTGATCCAAGCGTGGCTCCACAATAGGAGTCAGTTTATTAGCAAAGGGATTGTAGCTCGATAAAGAAATCCCTTGCGGTGAAGTTGCATTTGCAATTTGTCCCACTAAAAGATTTTGAGACAAAAACTGCTCCGCTTTTGTTTCTAAAGCACTAGGCAGGAGCAACCATTTAGGCTGAAGATTGAGCACACGGCCTGCTTGTCCTTTTTGTTGCCTAAACGCGGTTCGGGCCTGCGAAAGAGAATCTACGCTAATTTCAGCACCTGAATCAGCCACATTATAGTGGGTATTAGAGTCAAAGAGTGGGGTGTATTTATCTCCATTTCTTAAATTTGGATTATTGCCCAGTAAATTATAAAACGTCTCTGACATGAAATCAGAAGCAGCTGAACCCATGAGTGTGGGGATTCTACTAAAACTATTCATATCGTCATCAAGTAACACCCGAAGTGGTAACGACATGATCTTTCCGTATTCATCGAGTGAATAGGTCTGGTTGGTTTCTGAAATTCCACCCCTGCGATATTCTCCGTGTTCATTTACTTTTTCCATCAGAGGCGCTTCACCTAGCTGTGGCCGCTGAATGGGTTTTAGGTTATTCACATTGGTCTTACGACAAAAGGCTTGCCATGTAGCTGGAGCCGATTCAAATCCACGCCTGAGTTCCTTATTAAGAACATTGGCTAAAATGGCTGGAAAATCGCTTGTTCCTCCATTAAAAGCCCGCATGAAGGTATCCATCGGTGCATTGTAAAATTCTCGGTCTGACATTCCCCCATACCCACGCATGGACATTTGGGCGTAATCCACCAGGCGGCTTGCCATGTAGCGCTTGCCTAGATCATCCAGTTTATAAGTCTGGGGAGCCATTTTATGTAAAATCGCGCTTTCAATTCCCCGCTTCCTTGTTTCTACTTCATCCATAGATCCAGATTGAAAACTGTGATGGCCAATAATGTCATGTTTGGGTTTAACTCGAATCATCTCATCAATGAGTTTTCCTCTCGCTTCATCTACGGAATCCCCATCTTTAATGAGCTTTTCAACAAAAGTGCCTCCGACTCCTAATGCAAGTGCTGCTTTTCTAATTTCTAGTCCTCGCGTCCGCTCGGAAGCAATGACGTCATTGGTGTTTTTTTGCATGACTCTCATCTCGATTCTTTGTTTTTTTCTCACTGCGGAATGAGGATCCGCAGGAACTCCCACTAAGCTAATTTCATGGGGCGTCCAGGACGTGATTAGCCTGACTGGTATTTCATCTCCTGGCTGGGTAGCATCTTCGTAAGCATTCACGGAATAACCGACAGAGGTTGAGACAATAATTTTATCCTTTACGTCTTGGAAGATCGGATCTACATCAGGCCTTCGACTAAAGCGCACTTTTGCAACCCCATGATTCGTGCTGGGATCAATCCAAGCCTGACTCACGACTCCTAGAATATTACTGAGCCCATCTCGTGCATGGGAATTGAGCAGCGGAGCTTTCCCAGAATTGAGCCTTGAAAAATCCACCGCTCCAGGCTCAAGAGAAAGTACTTCTAAATATTCCTTTCCGTTTTCATCCTGCCTGACAACTCCTGCTCCTGTAGAAAAGACAAGTTCAACGGAGCGTTCCTTGTCTTCTTTTTCTTTTTTATCTTCTTCATCGTCTTCTTTTTCATCCTCCTTCTCCCGTTCTTCTTCGTCGGGATCAGGGGCGTCACGCTTTTCTTTGTCTTCATCTTCTTTTTTGTCTTCATTTTGATCACGATTGTTGATCAGATTTGGCATGAGGTGGCTCCTTTAATAGCTTGAGCTGGGGTTGAGGTTTTTGAATTTCAGTGGAGGGGTCACATTCGAGGCGTAATCCAAGTTGCTTGAGTTTTTCAAAGTCCCTAGCGGCCTCTACCATATGAGGTTCTGGGTCTTTTCCTAAACTTCTTAAAGCTTCACTGTAGGTGACAAACCCAGATCTCACTTCAGTTTTTAAAGCTTCTACTTCATCTGTAGGATTAATCATCTCGCGCTTAGGAGGAACCCAGTTGACCGTCACATCTGAAGTATCAATCCCATACGCTTGTGCAGTATTTAAAAACAGATTCCACACCGGATCACAAAGCTGAGGAATGAGCATCTGAGACTGCCAAGAATCGATATTCCTAAACATTTCAATCCAGCCCATTCGTCCACTTGAGAAATTCACGTTCGAAAGATCCGAGCTTAAACATTCAAAAGTAATTCCCAATGCTGAGGCAATGGATTTTAAATGATGATTACAATACTCTCCATAATTTGTGGCAGGTTCCGGTGGTTGAACTAGGCTAATGTCCTCACCTGGATTGAGTCTGTACACCATCCCAGGCTGAATATCGGAAAGCTCCTCTTCTTCAGGCAGGACTGTATCTCCATTTAAATTTTTGATAAATACTGCAAAACAAGCAGTGAGCTTCTGGTGCCTCAGTACCGCCTGCTGATAATCATGCAGATCTTGAAGCGCAAGAAGGCACTGATGAAACCAAGACACACCACGAACCGCTCCTGGACGATCGATGCGGTAAATATGCAGCACTTCATCAGCTGGAATAGGAATCGAAGCACCGGAATAACTTTGATAAGATTGGAGATTCAGAAACCCACCTGGGTGTTCTTTAAAAAGCCAGTAAGCAAACCGATCGTACCTCGTATCTGAAACTTTTTTAAATTCAATTCCTGATGTGATGTAGCCTGTCTCAGTCCGATATTCTTTATAAGTGTCCAGATAGTCGGGTTCCAGTACCTGAAGCTGGTATGGAATTCTTGAGCTATTTTTTGACTTAACCTTCCTTACTAAACTTTCTCCATCACTGCCAATTGTCCTTAAGGCTTGGGCTTGAATGGAATAGAAATTTTGACGGCCTTCGATATCGATTGCAGGAGTTTCAGCCCACTCCTGCCAAAGTTGAGAAAGCGTTTTGAGCGTTTTTTCATTCTCTGATCTAATCTGTGGAACTATGCCAGCACCTACCGTGTTGTGGACAATGGTTTGTAAGGCCCGATGAGCATAAGGAGAATCCCTAAGTAAAGAGCGTGCACGGTTGGCCATGATTTGGCCTGCAATACGATTCTCTACATTGGCACTCGTTCGAGTAATTAAGTTCCAACTTCGATTGTCTTTAGAATAACTTGCACCTTCATAATATCGATTGAAGAGCACATGGAGTGCACTCTTCAATCGTTTCGCGAGCGTAGGCTTGTGGTTGGTCTGATAGTTCATCGTGTAAGCCTGCCCGTATGAAAATTAGGATAAAACTTTTGTGACTTCTTTCCACGTGATGCTGTTACGATTTGAAGGGTTCTCATCATCTCATCCAGTGATCGATAGGTAACGGATCTGTCCCCGTACGAAACGGTTTGAACACCTTTTTTAATGGCGTTTGTCAGTGTTTCAATATCTTCGTCTGAGAATTTGAGATTCACCTTAGACATCTAGTAATAGTTTTACGTCTAAATAATTGACTGAGATAGGGCAAAAAGGTGACTGGAGAGTCAACTTTTTAGCCTTCTTAGTCTCATTTTATTTCTTGACACTATAATGCCATATATGGCATTATAGCTTTTGTGAGACTAGAGAAACTTCCTGAGTTTGACAGCTGGCTTGGTGGGATACAAGACAAACAAAGGGCTTTGGTAGAGGCTAGACTGTTTAGACTTGAAACTCATGATCACTTTGGCGATGCAAAAAATATTGGAGATTCTTTAGCTGAACTCAGATGGGCAAATGGGATGAGAGTGTATTTCACTAGAAGAATAGATGCCCAGGGAAACATTGTTATTTTACTTTTAGGAGGATTTAAAAATGGACAAAAAAAAGACATCAAACAAGCGAGGCTTCTCCTTAAACAATATCAAGCCAGTCCAACTCAAAAAGGGAGTCACCCTTGAAAAGCATGCTCCAAAAGAAAGTTTAAAAGATCCTAACTTTGTCTATAGTGCTCTCATGGAAGCCCTCAAAGAAGGGGACTCGCAGTCATTTAAGGAAATTTTATCTGCTCATCTTGAAGTCATCAATAAAGAGGCCTTTTCAAAACGAGCTAATATTCCAAAGAGAACATTATTTAGAATTCTTTCTCCTGAAGGAAACCCAACCTTAGATAATATTGCAAAACTGGTTTATGCTTTGAAAGCAGCTTAAATTTATAGATTTGTCCACTTCATGAGACTAGAAACTAGTTTTAGATTTTTTCATTATTTGACTCGCGCTTCTATAGTGGCCACCTGTGTAACCAGTAACGTGCATGCAAATATGGCCATTCCTACGGTTGCAGTGTCAATTCCTGGAATGGTTATCTAAGATTCATATTCAACAAAAAGTGACTATCATGTCGTATCGCTTGCGCTTTATCTGTACGTCCTGCTCGCTCATAAGCATCGATCACTAAGTTGTACGATTCTAAATTTGGGTGAGCATCAATTCCTATCATAGTTACAAGAAATGCTTCAGCTTTATCTGGAAGTCCCGCTTTTACATAGGCACTAAGAACCACATTGTAAGAGGTTATGTCAGGATGAGCATCAATTCCTATCATGGTTGCAAGAAACGCTTCTGCTTTATCTGGGGGTCCCGCTTTTGCATAGGCACTAAGAACCGCATTGTAAGAGGTTATATCGGGATGAGCATCAATTCCTATCATAGTCGCAAGAAACGCTTCTGCTTTATCTGGTAGATTCCCATTTGAATAAGCATTAATGACTGAATTATATGATTTTAAATTTGGATGAGCATCAATTCCTATCATAGTCGCAAGAAACGCTTCTGCTTTATCTCCGTCTCCTAATTGTACATATGCATTAAGAACAGAATTATAAATACTCACACCTGGATTCATCCCGCATGAAATCATTTCCGTCAGTAATGATTTAACTTCCTCTGCGCACCCTTTTTTTTCATACATTTTAATGACTGAAATATAAGCCTGCTTAGGCTTAATCCCTTTAGCCATCTTCTCAGAAAGAGCTGCTTTCATTTCATCCATACAGTCATTACCACGACCCATAGCAAAGCTCGAAGACTCCAACATAAAAGCCAAGCCAAACCCTAAGCATGGATAAATTGAAAGAAGCAAGTAAAACGTGCTAACCAATGAGTTCTTTTTCATAAAATACCTCTATTATAGAAGCCCATCCACTGAAGGACGGTTGCACTATAACATCTGTATGTAAATTTAACATTCTATTTTATAGCTTTAGGCTAGACTGCTTTTATAGCTAAGAATAATATTAAATAATTGAAAATTTCCCCCTCCTTGAAACTGGTTTTATCGGTTCATCTATCTCCAATCTCAATTCAGATTTGAGTTGGTCCCAATGAACTTTTTGAAAGCGGTCTAGCCCAACTAAGTAAGCTGCGGCACGAGCATAAACCCTCATATCGAGCACCTCATTCCTATAGAACTTTTTCCATTCATACTTTGTAAAACCATTTACAACTTTTGAAACAAGCTGCTCCGATGTGAGCTGTTTAAAGTATTCTTCGTCATACTCGGGAAAATGGCAGTACCCAGGAGGATACGCCTCCCCGTCAAGCGGTTTTTCTAAGCGAAGCCAGCCATAGAGTTCAGCTTTAATCGCTTCGCTCCCCAGATTCCAGGCGTTGCTCCGACCAGACCGTCCAGCTAAATGTGTGGTCCCCTTCTTAGTTGGCTCAGCAAGTACAAACTGATTCGGCCTACTCCTCACAGGAATCACTCTATTGGGCGGGTATTTCCTGCACCAATTACAAACAATGCTTGGAAGGTATCCAGAATCCACAGCCATAAGCTTGATGCCAATTGTAATGCCATTATGTAGTGTCCAGTGACGAATCATGAGTTTATCTAACTCCTGCCAAGGAGCTTGGGTACTTGGATTCCCTGGAAAAATGAAATGCTCGATAGAATAGGATTCTTTTGTTTCTTTCCAACCAATCACTTCAGCCTCAATCCGATCTTGCTGGACATCAACCCCTGCTGTAAGGAAAAGAACACCTTTCGGAATGCTCCCAAGAGGATAATCTTCCCTTCTCTCATAGAGCCTTCTCCACTCGGGAGCATCCCCTTTTTCTTCCCAACTCTCACCAAGAACAGTATTCACAAAGACTTTGAGTTTTTGCGTATGACCTTTGGCTGTTAAAAAGTGATCCACAATTTCAGACCACCTACGCCAAGGGCTATAAAGTTCATTTAAATGAAAACCAGCAGTGCCATTAAATTCCTTTGTCGGGATCCATTTGCCCTGACGAAGCATTGCAAGCTTTTTTGCTTCCTCAAAAGTTTTATCGCAATTTTCACAATGATAGGTGGCTGTTTTTGGATCATTGTCTTTCCATTTGAGCTGAGGAAATTTAAAAGTTTGCCAATGCTGGCAATGATAGCACTGCACATGAAACCTTCTTTGATCACTCAGTTCAAAGGCTTGTTCAATTCGAGATCCCTTAACGGTCGGTGTGCTGGTTAGAAAAAGTTTTCTGTTTGGAAAATTATTTGTCCTTCGGGTTGCAAGGCTGATCGGATCTCCTTCGACACCTGCACTTGCAGAATACCGATCCACCTCATCACACATAAGAATTCGAATAGGTCGTCCTGCCAGCTTTGAAGGAGCATTGGCTCCTGCAAAGGTAATGCTTCCTCCATGAAACTTTTTATGAAACAAAGTGTTTCCGCTATCCCTGGAACGTGCTTCCTTTACCCTCTCTTTCAGACAAGAAGTGTCCCTGATCATCGCAGCCACACGATCCTTAGAAAAAGCACTTGCGTCATCCAAATTGGGCTGGATGAGCAGAATAGGACAAGGATCATGAACAATGAGATAGCCCAATAAATTTTCCAAAATAGTTGATTTTCCCACCTGAACACTAGTCATGACTACCGAGGTATGAACCTTGGGGTCAACCAACGTATCTTGGATTTCTTGCTGAAAGGGGGCACGCTTGGAATTGTACTGACCAGGTTCAGCAGCCGATTCCTGAGAAAGCTTGCGGTGCTGGTTTGCCCATTCAGTCGGTTTTAACTTTGGAGGAGGTGCCATCAAGAGGCGAATGTTCAATAAACTCTTTTGAAGTGATACTAGCATTGCTGGACAACTCAGTGAGGGCTTCATGGATAAACTCCTTTAGAGTCATTTCTATTTCTTGAGGTGTTTCTAAATCATGCACAATCAGAGATGCCCGAGATGGCAGAGCAAGCATTCGAGATCGAAATGTGGAGACCAGGGCAGCCCATTCCTTCTCTGCGATTTCTAATGGGACTAACTTTTTTTTCATGAGGCCTACTTCAAGCCTGAGCTTCTGCGCTTTGGCCTCAGCTAAACGAGCTTCGGATTTGTCGCGCAAAATACGGTAATCTGTTAAAGATTTAGGTTCTGCACTAGGACGATAGAGCAGTGGAAGAACTTTTCTTAAATCATACAGAGTCCCACAATTTCCGTTTTCCTGTTCTGGCGTGATGGATTCCAGACGCTTTTTAATCGTCCGAAAGCTTTTTCCAGTTAAAGTCATGAGCTCATTGATAGAATACAAATATTTTGAAAAGCTTTGTGATTTCATAATGATGATGACTCGAATAAAAAATTTCTGTTGCTAGCTTTATAACGCGCTCGCAGGCACCTGCGTTGCTTCTCCAGGGAAAGGACCCACATAATATCTAGTAGAATATATTATATACGTCATATTTTATCCTGCTTGTTGATCTATCTTCCTGCCTGATTCTAATTGTTCAATAAACTCTGCATACTCAGCATCAGACACACCGCCTTTGAGTCTTCGCCTAATCATCTCGCAGCGGTATTGAATCTCTTCATTGTTTGGAAATGTATCGCCTTGCATGAAGCCGTGTGCATCCTGCTTATGCTGGCGCTTCTGAATCTCGTATACTTTTTCTCTGCCTTTGGCCACTGCTTCTCTGAATTCAGCAAGCAATGGAGCCTGGCGATAGCTACCGATGAACTCGTTCACAGTTCGAATAAACCAACTTGCTGGCATGTCTTTCACTTCCTGCCATAAAATGAAGCATCGCTCATCCGCATAAGCTGCCTTACCGAAAGTCTTCACAAGCCTAACCATCTGAGAATCAAATTCGAATTGAGTCATTCGCCTAAGCCTCGTTCTTTCAAAATGCGACCAATGCTGAACTGATTTAAATCATTGGGGTCATTTCCCGTATTTAATGCATTGGAAACTTTGTTAAGATTGTTTGTAAACGTCGTAAAGTCATGAGCCTTCTTGAGAAACCAATCGTCCTCCATCTGGCAATAAACTTGGATTAAATTACAAGCCTGGTCCACGGGAACGCTGGCTAATAGCTGATTCATCTGACCAATCGTTTTGCCGTCAATCACAGGCCTGCATTCCGTTCCATATCGCTGCTGGTAGGCCGTGACATAGCTCGCAATGAATTGTCGGGTATGCATGGGGTCTGCCTTGGATCGCTTGAGTTTGGGTGCTTTGGTTTCTGTTTGTGCTGAAACTGGAAGTGTTTCAGGGGACTGCGCCAAGGAGAAATCCTCGGGCTTCAAATTCTTCTCTGAACTTGTGGATTCCTCTTCTCCTTGCTGGCCCTGTCCCCGGTTTTCAGCGGAGTCAGCAAAATCTTCCGATTGAACTTCTGTTTGAGTCAAGTTTACAAAACCAGAATTCACGGGAGAAACAGGTGCCGCAGGCAACTTTTCTCCCTTTAGTTCTTCTTTCTTATTCTTATTCTCTTCTCCTTCTCCAATAGATTGTCGTTTTTGAACAACGTCAATGTTGCTTGCTTGCTGAACATCTGCCGATCCAAAAATTTTAACTATTTTTCCTGAATTATTTTCACCACTTGATACATGATCGGGGCTGTCATTCCCTTGTTGTTGATCTATTACTGGTTTGCTGTTGATCTGCCGATTTTTTAGGCTATTTTCAGGCATTTTGTCACTATTTTCGACTATTTCAGTCTCCCAATGAGTAATCGAAATCACCCTCCCTTCCTTCGCTGTGTACTGTTGAATTCTTCCAAGTGCTTCCAAAAGTTTTAAATCGCGCCTGACTTTACTCAATGCTTTTTGCTGATTCGATTGCGCTAACTGCTGTAGCGACGTAATGATTGACCCAGCAGGAAAAGTGACTAACTTAGAATTCATCCACACTTGAATTTCAAATCGTGATGCCATACAAAGCAGCGTAGTCCACAGCCCTAGCACCTCGTAGCGTTGACCGATGAGACCAATATCCTCTCGATAAAACTTTACCCAACCACTTTCAAATCTACTCATACTCGCTTTCTTTCTTAGGTTCGAGACTGAGTAAAATTATACCGATATGAAAATGTACACTAGTGTCTAAAATGACAAAAATTAGACTGGATATTGTAATGTTTTTATCTACAGTAAAAAATGAATAGTAGTAAACAAGTTACTCATTATTTAATTCATCTTGAGCTTTCACTTTATGCGAATCAAACCAGTCCATGAGCTGCTCTTTTGTAATACTGCTCGCTGCACATGCTTCAATGACTTCAGCTAATGCATTTATTCCCGTGCTCTCGTCAATCGGATACTGTAAATCCCACCCATTCAGGTTGAGAAAAGTAATTGCCACTAAAGCTCCAGTGCGTTTGTTCCCATCCATAAAAGCGTGGCTCTTGACAAGATAGAAACACAAAGCTCCAGCCAACTTTGCCACTCCACCCAGTTGAAATGGATACGCACCTGGATAAAAAGCAGTATGAAGAGCACTCTCTACTTTTCCAGGATCGAAACAATGATGAGGGTTTCCGCCTTGCTGACAAAGGTATTTATTGGTCTCGATGACTTGAGCAGCAGTAGGAATAAGAATTGGACTCACTTCAACTTATCCATTGCTTTCTTGTGCTTTTTAAATGACCGCTCAACCGATTCAGACCATTGCTTATCGTCGACTGGGAGAAGCTCAATCCTGTGAGGTTCAGAAATAAATTTCTGAAGAGCCATAGTAATCAATTGTGGGAACTTAATTTTATTCTGATTCATATAGTTCTCAACTTCAGACTCTAACTCATCATCTAAGCGAACAGTTTTTGGCAATCCCATAAAGGAAAGATCTCCTGTAGTTAAATTACTACAAACAACTACATTTGTCTACAATAAACGCTAAGTTATTAATAATATAGACTTATTTTAGCTGATCGCCTCATTTAAATTCCTTCTAAATATCTGCTCATACCTCTGCTCAATCGTCCTCTTAGCAATCTCATCAAATGGAAAACGTGCTGGGATTTGAACATCTTTTTTCATCACGTAAATCGTCTCCCTCTTCCATCCACGCTTCCCCGTGTGATGAGCCCGCTTGCGATGGACTGCGTTGGGGCGCTTCTTGTTCCTGCGACTGGCTACCCTTTTTTGTTTGAGCAGCAGAGGAGACTTGGACACAGCACCAGGAACCAGGAGATAACCTTTCTTCTGAAGCAATTGACTCACCCAGAGGGGCTTACCAATGACATCACTGACGTTAGGCCTAGCTCCTAGTTGTTCACCTCGTGCTTTAGGAACTCCCAGCCATGTACCATTCTTTCCAGTCTTCATACCTCCAGACACTTGAAGGCCAAAGAACGGAGCTACTGAGCCAGCCTGGGAATAACAGAAAGGCCATTGCTTTTTATCTGCCATGGTCTTGCGAAAGGAGCGGATGACATATTTATTCCTCAGCGTAAAATACTTCCCCAGTTCTTGAATTGCTGCACTGTTGACTTCACCTGCTAGATCCGTGAGTGTTTTCGAGGTCACATATGGAACGTGCTTACCACCGATGATCTTCACCCACTCGCCAAGAGACTTAAAATCTGCTGTGACTGAGTAGCGGATCGTCATGCGATTTTATCCTTTTCCATTTCAACCTCATAGATTGCCTGATTCAAAACTGGAATGGGAATACCTAAAAGTGAAGATACCCTATTTACAATTCTAATAGGAATTAGTCTCCTACCGTATTCAATATGACAGACGCTAGAAACACCTTTATAACCTAGCAAGTAAGCTAATTCTTTTTGACCAATTTCCTTTTTTTTGCGTGCTTGGGCAATCATCAGCCCTAATCGTTTTGCAGCAGAAAGAGAGACATCTTTTTTTATAACTGGAAATGAGTTAAATTTTTTAATCTGAAGTTTTTTAATCTTTTTATAAAGTGTATAAACTGGAATACCGAGTTTATTTGCAGCAACTGATCTTTTATCTTGATACTTTTCTAGCGCAACAATAATCAACTCTCGCTCTAAATCATGAAGCTTTAAACCTTGCTCTATACATTCAATCATCAGTTCAGGGATTCTAACTTGTGATTGCATCGTCTTACCCCCGTTACTGGATCTCCTCAACTCGAATCCTGATATATCCCTTCCCCCGCTCTACCTTCTCCCATTTATATTCAGGTATTCCAATATTACTTATTTTGTCATCTTCCAGGACACCACACTCCACTAAAGAATCCACCGTCGATTTGAAAGAACTTGCGAGGTTATCGGGATCTATGGAAGAGGAGGCGCTAAACCGTGTTAGAGTCAGCTTTGCCCTTTTCAGCGGCTTTCTTGGGATGAACCCACGAATAGAGTATCTCACCTTATCTTTTTGATCTCTGACATTTCTCGCTTGAATTGCCCAGTGCATTCGACCAGTACGATTAACCGTTGGTGGAAGACCTGGAATCGTCACATCTAGCACATACCGTTCAGGAGCTAATTGAATTGC